ATTAGAGTATATAGATAAAAGACAAACAAACAGTCTACTAAGTACTGTAAGTAGCCTAGGAATAATTAGTTCTTGCTATAAATACCTCTTTATTATTAAATTATAGAGTAATTATTATCTAAATTAAGAGAATTAGGAGTAAAAATGGCAAATGACCTCTATAAAGACTACGTTAACATAGCTTCTACTGGTTTAAAGAGAAATATGTTCAGTGGTAATCAAGTTGGGACTCAAAGTATATACGATAGAAATAGAGCACAGGACGCTAAAGCCGATATGCCTGTTAATAATAGACCATTTAAAGGTTTATTAGGAAAAATATTTGGTAGAGACAAGAAAGATAGTGATTATATGCCAGGGACAAGCGTTGATGAGTTTGAACAACAGTTTACTTCTGGAGAGGGAGAAAGCGTTGCTTCTGAAGAAGATTTAGCATACACGCCTTCTGGTAATTTTACCGATGATTATTTAGATACAGAACAAACTGATGATAGTGAAGACTATGGTCAAAGTGAAGAAGAAACTGAAGAAAATATTGTAAGTGAGCTTTCTAACGTATATAATAAAGCAAGAGGGTTTTTTCCTACTTTAGACTTGCAATGGGGAAAAAAAGGTTGGATTCCAGATTGGCTAGAAGGTAAACAAGGCTGGATTCCAGATTACTTTCAAGGTAAACAAGGTGCATGGGGGGATTATTGGCCTAGTATAGATTGGGTAGCTCCACCTGAAAAGTCTGCAGAGATAAGTAAAGGTCTCTACGATACTAATTATAAGGCAGGTGATTGGTTATATAATCAATTTAGTCCTGGTGATAGTAAAAGTGCAGGAGATATAGAGAGAATGCAATATCCAGAAGAAATACCTATAGAAGACTATATGTTAGATTATCGTAAAAAGCATAGTCAAACTTTCATGGATAATATTTCTGATAATCTATATTCTGGTCAACAGGGACCTGGTGTAGGAATAAATCCTGAAGGTTATGATTTATTAGGTATTGGTGAAGATAATATAGAAAATCAAAATAATAATCTTTTAGCATCATTAAAATTAAGAAATATGTAGATGTTTAAAGGTGAAGCTTTACATTTTTTAAAGAAACAAGCCTCTAGATTAAAAGTCAAGGGGCTTTCATTTATGGAGAATATTCATAAATGGGCTATGATGGTCAGACATATAGAGTCTGATAACAATCCTAAGGCATCTGCTGGTACTACATCTGCTAAAGGTGTATATCAGTTTACAGATGCTTCAGTACACACAGCGAAGCAAAGAATGTGGAATATGGGATTTGAAGCTGAGTATATAAGAGAAATTGATAATAATCCTCATGAATGGACAGATGAGCACGCAGATAGCATGTTTTTAGCTAATATGTTTGCTCAGAGAGGTTCTGATGCCTTATTAAAGAAAATAGGCAAAGGTAATATAGATGCGATGAAAACAGCGTATTATAAGTTTCATCACACAGACCCAGATGAGGCAACTAAGAAAAGGGTGGATAATATAATATTATGATAACATTACCATTAAATCTAGCTAGAATAGTTATGGGTCACGTGTTTAAAGGTCGATTTAATGCTGTAAAGCAACTTTCGCAGTTTTTAGGGAGAAAAAGCTCTGGTTCTTTAATGAGGGAATCTCAAAGATATTTAAAAAATGCTAAAAAAAGGGGAATGCCTCATACGCCTATAACAGGTAGATATATTAAGAAATATCAGTTAGGCTGGAAGGATAAATTTAGAACACCAACGAGATTTAAGCCAGAAAAAAAATGGGCAGAATATAGCGATGATATTTATCAAGGGGATATAAAAGCAAGAATGACTCCAGGAAATGTTAAGTATGAAGAAATTATAGGTGGACAGTTTGCTAAACCAGGAAAAGCAGTAAGTGACGGTAGAGTAATGCCTTTAGCACAAGAACTTATACAAAATAATAAATTTGCTAAAGAGCTTTGGGCTACTTCTCATAAAATTAAATAAATTATGTACACCATTGATATACATCATAAAGGTGATGTAAAACCTACTACTTATGTAGTATTAAAGAAAAATGAGGCAGATGATAAGAATCTGCCTTATAAGTATTGGAGAGAGGCTGATGAAGGGGAATATGGATTATCTGATGATAACTACGTTGCTAAGGTCATATCCAAATCCATATACAAGCCTACTAGCGTGTATGTTCGCTACCCCTATGGTTATACTTTCTACAACCCTAATTATGGTTCTGTTAAGCTTAAAGCATCTGGTCGTAAATCCAACTCTACAATTAGTGGGAAAACTAACTGGGAAGTCTTATCCAACGGAAGCAGAATGAAGAATTTAGCCATGGTCTATGCACAGACTATGGATTATAATAAGGCAATAGAACACGTTCTAGATAATCCATCTAATAACCAAATGGTTATGTGGAAGAGAAGAATGAAAAAGGAGAAGTTTAAAGATATGGTAAGAGAAGAGTTACAAAAGTTACTTCAAGAGCATGGTATGACAGAGGCTTATACTTTGGAATTACTTGAAGAAACTATAAAAAAAGCCAAAGATAAAGGTGATGTTACTAATTTAATGAGAGCTGTGGATAATCTTCAAGATATGCATGGTATGAAAGATAAAAATCAAGTTAAGACAGTGGAATCTTTAGAGGCTACCAGCAATACTAAACTTATAGATGAGCTTAAAGAAACTGAAGAAAAGCTTATTGCTACTAAAACTACTATAAAGGAAGAAGACTAATGGCAAAAAAGAAACAAAAAGCTTATAAACATAAACAAAGTGATAAATCTAAAGGTAAAGTAGACGTTAAATATTAGAAGTTTTATAAAAAATATCATTACTAAGGATAAAGCAGAGAAGCTTATTCCTGGTAAACAAGATTTAAAGAATCCTATAATAAGGGATGTTTTAACTAAATTAGGAGAGGGAAGATGTAGTTCTCCTAGTTATGCTGTAGTAGAACAAGACAGTAGTGGTCATAGTTGGCATACAGATATAGGTACAAATGGTCATATGAAGTGGTGTAATAAGGGAATAAGTATTTTATTAAGGAAGTCTACAGGTGGATTATTTAGATATAAAGAACCTGATAAAGAATATACTCAAGATGAACACTACTTAAATGCTATAGTTCATTCAAATGATGAATGGCATATGGTAGAAAAATCAACAAAAGGAAGAACAGTTTTGTTAATGTTCTTACAATAATGGATTACGAAGAACAATACGAGCAGTTACAAGCTCTAAAGAAGTTAAGGAATAACATGGCTTTATTTGGAAAGCATTGTTTTCCTACTGCATTAAAGAAGAGTACTCCACCTTTTCATACTAATATTTATAAAGATTTAGCTAATGAGGAGAAAAGACGTGTATTAATAGCTGCTCCTCGTGGTACAGCTAAATCTACAGTTACTACACTTATATACCCATTATGGAGAGCGGCTTTCAAAAAGAGTACTGAAGAGCTATTTATAGTTATTATATCAGAATCACAGGCACAGTCTATTAATTTCTTATCTCGTATTAAATATCATTTGACTTTTAGTTCTCAGTTTAAATCAATATTTGGAGACTTAGGTCCTGATACAGCTAGTAGATGGACTCATACAGATATTATACTAGCTAACAACACTAGAATAGTTGCTGTTGGTACTGGTCAAAGGGTTAGGGGATTTCTACAGGGAGATACGAGACCTAATTTAATTATAGTAGATGACTTTGAATCAGAGTTAAATGCTTATACACCAGAAGCTAGGGCTAAAAATAGAAAATGGTTAACAGAAGCTGTGATACCTTCATTGTCAGATGATGGTAAGATAGCAATGATTGGAACGGTTATATCAGAGGATTGCTTCTTATGTTGGGCTAAGGATTCTCCAGCTTGGAATGTACTATGGTTTTCTATATGGAATGATGATGAGGAAAGTATATGGCCTGAAAGGTTTCCGAAAGATAGAATACTTGGAATTAAGGAAGAATTTAAATCAGTAGGTAATATTAACGGGTTTT